GTGGCAATCTACGCTTTTCACTCGACTAGAGCCAGATGGTGTCTGCATCATTATTCAGACGCGCTGGCATGAAGATGACTTGATAGGCAAGGCGCTCAAAGAAAGTGGCTTGCCTTGGGATAGGCTGAGGCTACCGGCATTGGCTGAGGTAGATGACCCGCTAGGGCGCTTGCCTGGTGAGGCGCTATGGCCAGCCCGTTATGATGCTGAGGCTCTAGGAACTATCAAAGATACGGTAGGTTCTCATTGGTGGTCTGCCCTCTATCAGCAGAATCCTATTCCTATTGGCGATACCCTCTATCGTAAGACGTGGGCAGGCTCATGGTCGCTCAAACATGGCATCTTGCAACTCAAGCGCCATGGTGAGTCAGTGCCTACTCTCGTGCCTCTTGCTGGCTGTGTGCGCTTTGGCATTATGGATTTGGCAGCCAGCACGAAAGAGACCGCTGACTATACCGTACTGAGTAGCTGGTTGATGACGCCTCAGCGTGACCTTATCCTCTTAGAGATAGATCGTAGGCGTCTTACAGGGCCAGACCAGCTACGCATGATGCAGCAGGCTAAAGATAAGTGGGCGCTGAGCTTCATTGGCGTAGAGGCTGTGGCCTATCAGCTATCATTGTTACAGCACGCCATTCTTGCTGGCATACCAGTCAAGCCAATCAGGGCAGACAAAGATAAGATAGCCAGAGCTTTGACTGGTAGCGCCTACATGGAAAATGGAAAGCTCTACTTTCCTGAGTGGGCAGCCTGGCTACCAGACTTTGAGGCAGAGCTTTACGCGTTTCCTGGCGCTAAGCACGACGACCAAGCAGACGTAGTGGCCTATGCCGCTATTTACGCTGGCAACAGACACCAGCAGGGTACTTTTGACGATTAGAAAGGGCCAGAGCCATGCCAATTACTCAGCAAGATATTGATTGGGCTATCAACGCTTTTACGCTCAATGTCGATAGCTACACGAAAGCACGAGAGTATTACCATGGCAAGCATGACTTGGCTTTCGCTACGCCCAAATTCCAATCAGCCTTTGGCTCTCTCTTTAGTACCCTGGCCTATAATCGCTGTAGACCAGTCGTAGACGCGCAAGCCAATCGCCTCAGGGTCTCAGGCTTTCGCGTTGAGGGCGTAGACCTTGCTGGCCTGGCCATCATTCCTCAGGGCAATAGCAGCACCACAGAGGTAGAGGGCCAAAGCTCTAGCTCTGACTTTAGTGAGCAGGCTATGACGCTCTGGCGCTTGACTGGCATGGCCATGCGTGAGGGAGAGCTATACGTAGAGCAGGGCATCACTGGTGATAGCTATGGCGTGGTCTACTTTGATGCAGCGCCACCATTGGGTACAGGGCTGCCACGTATCTGGCCTAATAAAGCTGATGTGATGCGCGTCAAGTATGACGACGATGGCAGGATCATCCTGGCTGCTAAGTCTTGGCTGGTCACAGCAGCAGGGCCAGACCAGAATAAGAGGCGCTTGACCTTTTACACGCCCACAGAAATTATCAGGCTCATCACGCAAGGCAAGGCAGAGGCAGAGCTACCCAAAGCCTTGGCTCAATACACATTGGTCAGTGAGGTCAATTTTCTAGGGCAGCCTATCCAAAATCCGGTCATTCATGGCCTAGGGCGCGTGCCAGTCGTGCATTATCCGAACAATGCGCCCATGGTGGGTGACTTTGGTATCAGCGAGCTAAAAGACGTGATACCGCTGCAAGACGCCCTCAATAAAGCTATAGCAGATATGCTGGTAGCCATGGAATACAATGCGTTCCCTCAACGTTACGCGATTGGCATAGACGCGCCAGAGCCAGATGAGCTAGGGCGTAAGCGCCTACCGTGGAAAGCTGGCCCTGGTGAGGTCTGGTATAGCACCAAAGAGCAAGCCAAATTTGGCAGCTTTGATGCAGCCAGCCTTGAGCAATTCCTAAAGGTACAAGACCAATTTGATCTTGATATTGCCAGAGTCTCAGGCACGCCAGTACATTGGCTTTTGATGACTGGCAACTTTCCAAGTGGTGAAAGCCTCAAGACTGCTGATGCACCATTCACAGCCAAGATTAGAGACCGTCAGAGGTCTAATGGCGCTGCTCATGCTGAGGCGCTACAAATGCAATTTCAGCTTATGGGCGTGACTGAGCCATTGATGATAGAGCCAGAGTGGGAGTCAGCAGAGCCACGTAGCCAGCGAGAGCAAGTAGAGCTAGGCAAGATCATGGCTGATGCTGGCTTGCCACTTGAGATAGTTGCTAAAGCCATGGGTCTTGCTGAGGATGAGATAGCCATGATTACTGCCTCAGCAGAGCAAGAGCGCCAGAGCCAAGAGAAAGCCATGGCACAGCTTAGCGGTCAAGTCATGGGCCAGCAGCTACAGCAAGACCAACAAGAGCCAGAGGTCTAGTAGATGGCAGAGACCTTTCGATTAGAGCGAGTAGAGAATGACTTTCTCGCTGCCCTCTTTAGGCGTGAGCGTGCTGCTACTGGTCAAATGGCGCTCAATTATCGGCAAATGGTCAAGAGCCTTACGCCTATTTGGAAAGAGGCATACCGTAAGCTGCAAGTGGCCAAAGCTGCTGGCTATAGCGCTGAATACCTCTCAGGCTTTATCTGGTCTGAGTATCGTATGGCGCAACTCTTGAGCCAAGCAGCGCAACTCTTTACAGCCATGGCCACAGATACGGGGCTTACCCTTGCTGAGGGCCAGCTACAGGCAGCACGACTGGCCTACCAGTCTGCTCAAGCCACCATGCTTGCTGAGCTTGGCAGCCCTAGCCCTGGCGCTATTCAGGCTGGCTTTGTCAAGTTTCCTGAGCAGCAAGTACAGCGGCTTACAGGGCGCTTGCAGAATGGGTCACCACTGGTAGACCTTGCCAAGACCTATGGCAATAGAGGCGTAGAAATCGTCAAGACTGAGCTTATCAATGGCATGGCCAATGGTGAGATACCTACCCTTGTGGCAAGGCGTATGGCCAAAGCTCTAGGGGCTGACTATGGGCGCTTGGCTTTGATGGCACGTACAGAAATGCTGAGAGTCTACAGAGACACCACGCTTGAGACCTATCGTGCTAACTCTCGACTGGTCAAAGCCTGGCGCTGGTCCTCAGCCTTGCAAGACACCACTTGCCCGGTCTGTTGGGCCATGCACGGTCAAGTATTCCCACTGGCAGAAAAGATGGCCACGCATCCTGCTTGCAGATGCTCAATGCTGCCAGTAATGAGGCCATGGTCTGAGATAAATCCTGCTCTCAAAGACGTGCCTCAACTCAGCACGCCAAAGACCGGCAATGAGCTTTTTGCCAAGCTGCCAGAGGATAGACAAAAGCGCATTCTTGGCCCTACCGCTCATCAGGCTTATAAGCAAAAGCTCATCAAGCTACCAGACCTCGTGCAAGAGACCAATAGCCCTGATTGGGGCAAAGGTCGCCAGCAGCGCTCACTAAGCAAAGCTCTAGGACCAGAGGGCATCAAAAAGCTCAAGGCTGGTGGCTCTGGCCCTACGCCAAAGCCACGACCTACGCCAGTGCCAAAGCCAAAGCCTCAGCCACCAGTGAGGCCCACGCCTACGCCAGCGCCAAAGCCCTTAGCGCCAAAGCCAGCGCCTACGCCACCAGTAGCGCCTAAAGCTCTAGGGCCAAAGGGCAGCCCGGTAAGCGCTGCCCTACGCCCTGATGCGCTGCCTAAGTCTGGCAAGTATGCCAAGATAACTAAAGATGTGGATGAGGTAGGCAAGCTCATAGACTCTGTGCATGGTGATGGGGGGCTAGCGCCAGTGCCAGTCACGCTCAATGCACGAGAGAGCGCCTTTGGTTCCTACCGTACACGTATTGGCGCGGTGGCAGACCATAAAGGCCAGCTCCACTCTACCTATATGCCTGCTGAGATTAGTCTTTCACGCCCTCTCTCGCTAGGGCCAAAGGGTCATCCTAGGCTCACCTATGCCCATGAGGTAGGCCATTATCTAGACCAGCAATTTGTCTGGCCTAGAGTGGCTGGCCAGAGCCATGGCATCAATGGCTATGCCTCTGAGCTATTCCCTAACCACGCTGAGCTAAATGCTTGGCGCAAAGCCACGAGCGAGAGCAGAGCAGTGGGCAGGCTCAGAGAGTTGCACCAGATTGGCAAGAAAGGCGGCTTCATTGAGCATGTAGACGCGACTGGCAAGACGGTCACTTGGCCCTCTAGTGCCAAGTATGCTGAGTATGCGCTTACAGAGCGTGAGGTCTTTGCACGATCTTACGCCCAATACATTGCCACTAAGACCCAAGACCCTGGCATTATGGCTGAGCTAAACATACAGCGAGACCCTTTGGGCAATCCGTATTACGTCACGCAATGGGCAGATGATGACTTTGAGCCAATCAGCCTGGCCTTTGACGACCTCTTTAGAGCGATTGGGGCAATAGGATGAGTGACCATACCGTTATCAGTCGTGACCTCAATGGCCAAAGCTTTGAGCAGCGCTTACAAGAATGGCTCACGATCATGCCTGCTGATATTGCCATGGCTTTGACTCGTATCGACTTTGGCCTAGACCCAAGTGATACGCCAATTGACGATAACGACGCAACTAACCATAATGATACGCAAGAGGCTGCTAGGGAGTAGCTTGACGTAACAGTAGAAAGGTAGTTACCATAATGCCAGAGAATCAAGGCGCTAGCTCTCAGGCAGGGCAGCAAGCTCAAGGCTCAGGCAGCCAAGAGAGCCAAGGTACTCAGCAGCAGGGCACTCAGCAACAAAGCCTTAGTGAGCAAGTATTAGGCAAGCAGGGTACGCAGACTGGCTCTGACCTCTTGCCTGGTCAAAAGCCTGGTGAGTCTATTGCAGACTACTCAGCGCGTCTGACCTCAGAGCTTGCACGCGCTAGGCAAGATGCAGGGCGCTACCGCACAGAGCTACGTCAGTACACTGGCGACGATGCTAAGGATGAGCAAGGGCTTACTGAGTTTCAACGCTTGCAAAAGCAAGTTGAGACCCTGGGCAGCCAGCTTACCCAAGAGCAGAGCGCTAGGAAAGCAGAGAGAATCCAAAGCTCAGTCATTACGGCTCTCGCTGATGCCGGGGCGCTCAATCCATCTAGGGCTATGCGCCTCATTGACACCAGCACAGAGCTAGAGCTAGGCCAAGATGGTACGCCTACGCCAGAGAGCGTGGCTGGTGCTATCGCAAAGCTCAAGACTGATATGCCTACGATCTTTGCTGATATGCGTGGCTCTGGTGATGGTGGCGCTGGTAATCAAGGCGCTGGTGATCCGCAAGACTTCAATGCGCTTATTCGTAGGCGTGCTGGTGTAGCCTAGAGCCTGGCTAGGAATAGCTATAGCCTTAGTGCAAAGCCCTCACGCCATAGCCTGAGGGCTTTGTCATGCCTTATAACAACATCACAGACCGCACAGACGTTGGTAGCCTTATCCCTGACCAGAGGGCGCGTGAAATTCTTGATGACACGGCATACCAGAGCGCTGCCTTGCAGATGTTTACTCGTGTGCCAATGTCTACCAAAGTATTCAAGCAGCCCGTATTGAGCGCTCTGCCTACTGCTTATTGGGTCAATGGTGACACTGGCCTCAAGCAGACCACAGAAATGGCGTGGGCAGATAAGACCATGACCGCTGAGGAATTGGCTGTAATCGTGCCTATTCCTAACAATGTCTTGGCAGATGCCAGCTTTGACCTCTTTGGGGCGTTTCGTCCCAAGATCGCTGAGGCCATTGCACGAGCGCTTGACGCGGCTATCTTTCTTGGCACGAATAAGCCAGCATCCTGGCCCACTGACATTGTGACCAGCGCGGTAGCTGCTGGCAATGTCGTGGCGCGTGGCACGAATAACGCTGCTGCTGGTGGCATCCAAGGCGACCTTGACGACCTCATGGGTCTTGTTGAGGCTGATGGCTTTGCGCCTAATGGCATCATCACTGACCTCGTGAGCAAAGGGCGTCTACGTAAGTTGCGTGACACCACTGGCCAGAAATTGCTTGATGTGAGCCAGAATACCTATGAGGGTCTGCCAATCCGCTATACCCTTGATGGTCTCTGGCCTACGGGCTTGAGCGCTGCTGAGGTTATCTTGGGTGACTTTCGCCGGGGCGTCGTGGGTGTGCGTCAAGACCTCACCTATGACATCTTCCGTGAGGGCGTGATTCAAGACAATCTTGGGGCCATCGTCTATAACCTCTTGCAGCAAGATATGAGCGCTCTACGAGTGACGGCGCGATTTGCCTATCAGACCGCTAACCCTATCAATTGGCGTCAGCCCGTTGAGGCTCAGCGGTATCCCTTTGGCGTGATGCGCTCACCAGCTAGCTAATAGCTGAGTAGGCATTAGAGGGCTTTGGCTGGCAGAGGCTAGCCAAAGCCCTAGCAAGAAAGGCCATACGCAATGGCAGCACCAGAAAAAGACAAAGCTCAGACTGCTGATGGTGGCGCTGGCAGCCCTATGAATGCAGCGAAAGCAGACATTGTGACTGCTGATACTCAGGGCTATGACGATGCGGTAGCTCAGCAGATGCGTGATGCTCAGGCTATTCAGCAGAAAGACGCTGAGGCCATGGTCAATGCGCGTGAATTCACCACGCCAGATGCTACCTACTCTCGTGGCGTTGAGGGCGCTAATGTGAATGTGGCAGCGCCCAAAGATGCGCCAGTCATTGCGACCTATGAGGATGCGCTTGAGGCTGGCTATTTTGGCGTAGCTGCTGGTCATGCCAATACTGAGGGCTATAGCGTGGCAGCGGTTACAGCGCGTGACCGTAAGCTAGGCTTGCCTGGCACTGGCACTAAGGGCGCTGTGGTCAATGGCGACAAAGCCAGCGAGAGCAGCAAGTAAAAGCCAAGAGAGGCGCTGGCTCTAGGGCTAGCGCCTCTCTAGAGCTTTGAGAAAGGCAGCAACATGCCAGCTAAGAAAGACGCTGAGAACAAAGAGCCAGATGCTCTGACTCAGCAGCCCACTGACATTACGCCAGTGGCAGCACCAGAGGGCGCTACGCTCAAAGGTCTAGCAGATGAGGATGAGATTGAGATTATCCATCCTGATACTGGCCAGACCTATGGTGTGAGCGTCAAAGCCTACAATGACCTCTATAAGCCTGCTGGCTTTCAGCCCACGCGCAAGGGTGACAATACGCTATTGCCTGGCGACGAAAGAGCGCCCAAAGATGTGCCTGCTGATAATCCGGCAATTGTGGTAGAGACACCAGAGGCCACAGAGCCAGAGGAATAAGATGCTACGCGCCACTGCCCTAGCCAGACTCAATCTCAACTTGCAGCCTGACTCAGAGCCTACGCTTACTGAGCTTGAGGTCTCGACATTGCTAGACCAATACGCGCTCATGGATAGCCAAGGGCTTGACCCTGAGGCTGATGGCTGGCTAGGGCTTTGGGATATTAGAGGCGCATCACGTAAGGGCTGGCTGCTCAAGGCTGCCAAAGTGGTCTCAGATGTTGATTATGACGTAGATGGCGCTAAGTACACGCAAAGCCAGCTTACAGACCATTGCCTCAAGCAAGCTGCTCAGTATGAGGATGCTGGTAGTCTGACCATTGAGGGCGTAGGTGGATTGACATAATGCCTCTACTTCCTGGCCAGCTACTCAGGCAGCGTGAGCTAGCTGAAAGAGACCTCACTGATACGTGTGAAATTCATAGGTATCAAGAGGTCATCAATGATATTGGTGAGCGTACTAAGCAATGGACGCCTCTAGCCTCTGGCGTGCCTTGCAGAGTGGTAAGCGTAGGCTCTATCACTGGCAGAGAGCGTCTGAGGAATGAGGCCATTGCTCAAGTGACCCAATGGATAATTGTGCTGCCCTGGTCTCAAGACGTGACCAGTAAAGACCGTATTTATGTCACGTCACCTACGCCAGTCCGGTCTTTTGACGTGACCCAAGTGCTAGGCCCTCATACAGATGAGGTAAGACGTAGAGCCATGGTAGATGAGGTATCTTAGATGGCCCTCTACAAAGTCAGCTATGAAATAAAAAAGAATGATCTACCCAAGATAAGTAATCGTCTAAGCTCTGAGATAAAAGACGTACAGCAGGCTACGTGCCTCATGCTGGTGCAAGCAGCAGCGCCCAATACGCCAGTAGGTGAGACTGGTAACCTCAAGAACAATATCAACATTGGCCAAGACTCAGTACACTGGCTAGCGCCCTATGCTGGCTTTGTCCACAATGGCACTAAGTACATGGCAGCACGCCCTTTCATTGTTCAAGCGGTGGCTCAAGTCTGGCCCATCTATCAGAAAGCCATAGCCACGCTTATCAAAGGATCATAGCCATGACTGCTCTGCAAGGCGCTGAGACTATTGCTGCTTATCGTTACCTTTATGGTAAGCTAGCACCAATCAGCGGTAGCTCTGGCGTTTACCCTGGTCAAGCTACGCGGGGCGCTGTAATGCCCTATATCATCGTCCAAAGCTGGCCTAGGCCCAATGGCGATGATACCGCTGCTTTTGGTGGCAGGGTACTAGCTAGGCTGAGGTATCTTATCAAGGTCATCAGCCCTACGTATGCTCTGGCTGAGCCAATTGTCAAAGCTATAGACATTGCGCTCAGTGACTCGACTGGCCAGCAGAGTGGCTATACGATCTTAGACGTGAGGCGCGTTGAGCCTTTCGATATGCCTACACTTGAGGGCGATGACCTCTACATGCAGACTGGTGGCTACTACGATCTAGAGGTAGCTGCTGGCGTTGATTAGAAAGGGCAAAGGTAATGCCAGAGCGAGCAACAAAGAGCCAGCGCCTACAGCTTGGCTATGAGGCCAGCTACGATGCTGGTGCAACAGTCACTAGACGCCTCTTGGGGCTAACACTCGACCTTGACCCTCAAGTTTCCCGAAAAGTGAATATGGCTCAGGGCTATAACTTTGGCTCTAGCTCTACGCTTGAGAAAGACTATACAGAGGGTGACTTGGGTGGCGCTCTGGTCTTTGATGAGTTGCACCATCTGTTTAGCCTGGCGCTTGGCACAGTCACGCCTACGCCACTGACGCCAGCTACGGCACAGTCTTGGGTATGGAATTTGCCTAACTCTGGCGACATTACACCCAAGAGCGCAAAGATTGAAAAAGGCGATACCAGCACAGCAGAGAGCTTTACTGGCGCGGTGCTTACTGACCTTGACCTTTCGTGGGATCGTGAGGGCTTTGACGTTGGTGGCACAGTCATGGGTACAAAGCTCAATGAGGCTGCCACGCTTACCACTGCTGGCGTGACCACGCCACCACAAGTACCACTAGACCCGGCAAAGATTGGCGTCTTTATTGACACCACGAGCGCTGGCCTAGGCACGACTCGTATGCTACGCGCCTTTGATGGTGGCTTTAGCCTGGGCGGTCTCTTTGGCCAGATTTGGGCGCTCAATGAACTCAAGACCAGCTTTGATGGCATCATCAGCCTAGCGCCAGACTCAGAAAGCACCATCACGCTCATGGCTGATGCTGCTGGCAAAGCGCTGCTCACGAGCCTACGCGCTGGTGATAGGCGTTACCTACGCTGGCGCGTGATGGGGCCTCAGATTGGCATTGGCCCTGCCACGTATCTGCTGCAAATTGACCTTGCCATTGACATCGTAGACGTTGACAGCTTTGGTGATGAGGATGGCATTTATGGCATTCCTCTCACGTTTAGCCCAATGGCTGATGAGACATGGGCTAAGGCTGGCGTCATCACGGTAGTCAACACTCAGACTACCTACTAAGAGAGGATGGTGAGAGGGTAAACAAAGCTCTAGCAATGCGCCTTGACTCGTGATTAGTGCCTAGGGAGTTACAAACCAATGCCAGTCAATATCTATGACCTTGAGGAAGATCGTAAGACCCTGACTATGGATTTTGGGAGCGATACGCTTACGGTTACGTATCGTCCCAATAAGCTCACGCCAGCACGAGAGCTAGCGATCTTGAGGCAGGCACGCTCTGAAAGCCTCAGTGATGAGAATGACGATGATGAGGATATTGAGCGTGCTGAATTCAATATCAATCGCCAGCTTTCGACCTTTAGCGAATTGGTAGAGGCTTGGGATTTCTTGGGGCCATTGGCTGAGAAAGATGGTGAGCGCTATAACTTGCCACGAGACCTCACCGATACCTCAGAGGCTCAGGCTTTCTGTGAGGCCCATGGCGCTACGCTGGTGGTCAAGCCTGGTGAGGTAGTGCCTATCAAGCCTGAATATCTCAAGCTGATTGGGAGCAACTTTCTCATGCTGGTGGTCACGCGCATCAATGAGGATATGCGACCAGACCCAAAGCGACGACGGCGCTAGGGCGCTACTTAGTCACCAAAGATGCTGAGCAAGTAGAGGGCGTCAATCTCGACTTTTACGCCCTGGCTCAAGCAGCAAGGTACTGGCGCGTAGGGCCTTGGGAAATGATGCAACAATCACGCTATTGGGTAGACGTGGCTGGTATCATCAGCACAGCAGAGCAAGAAAGAGACTCTAAGACTCAGCGCCTTGCAGAGAGGCGCAAAGCCAGAGCGAACAATAAGAAAAAGTAGAAAGCCCGTAGAGCTTTGGCTATTACAGCAGCGGATATGATCGTTCACGTAGGCGCTGACGTAAAAGACGCTGTGAGCGGTCTAGGCCAAGTAGATAGCGCGGTCAATAAAGGCGGCGCTGGTATCGGCAAGACCACAGCCCTCTTGGGTGGTCTTGCCGGTATTGGCGTCGCTGGCTTTGGCATGGCAGTCTCTAGCGCCATGAGCTTTGAGGGCGCTATGAGTGATGTCAGCGCCTCACTCAATACGACCTCTAGCGAGTATGACCAGCTTTCTCAGCTAGCCCTCAACATTGGTAGAGATACTGCTTTCTCAGCGACTCAGGGCGCTCAAGCCATTGAGGAATTGGGTAAGGCTGGCGTCAGTATCACAGATATTATGGGTGGCGCTGGTATGGCTGCTGCTCAGCTTGCCAGCGCTACAGGGTCAGATATTCCTACAGCAGCTAACGTGATGGCTAATGCCATGAATAGCTTTAGCCTCTCTGGTACTGAGGGTACTAGGGTGGCTGATGTGATGACTGCTGCCCTAAACGAATCTAGCTTGAGCATGAATGATTACGCTCAAGGCATGGCTAATGGCGGCATGGCTGCTGCCACTGCTGGCATGAGCATTGAGCAGACCAGCGCTGCCCTGGCCCTCTTTTCTAATGCTGGCCTCTCTGGTGCTGAGGCAGGCACAGCGCTCAAGACGATGCTAGGCCAGATGGCCAATCCGACTGCTGAGGCAGCGGCCATGTTTGACCAGCTTGGCATATCAATGCAAGAGGGCATTGATAGTGGCGACCTCATGGGCTATACCGCTGAAAAGCTCAAGGTAGGTCTGGCAGATATGAGCGAGAGCCAGCGTATCTCAGCCCTGCAAACCATGTTTGGTGCTGATGCCTGGCGTATTGCTGCTGTGCTGTATGGTGAGGGCGCTGCTGGTGTCAGTGATATGACTGACAAAATGCAGAGCAATGGGCAGGCTGCTGAGGCTGCCCAAAGGCGTCTAGGCGGTCTACGTGGCGCAATGGAGCAGCTACAGGGCAGCCTTGAGACTGCCTTTATCCTCTTTGGCTCTATGCTCACGCCAGTCTTGACAAAAGTGGCGTCTGGCGTAACTAAGCTAATGAATGGCATTGTCAATCTCAATCCACGAGTCAAGACCCTGATAGGCGCTGTGGCTGGTGGTATCACGGTCTTTGCTGCTCTAGGCGCTGGCTTTGGTCTGCTCATCACTGCTGCTGGCCCTCTTATTGCTGGCCTCTCTGCTGTGGGCGCTGGTCTGGCAGCCATAGCAGCGCCAGTGCTAGCCCTCATAGCTGTAGGCGCTCTGCTCTATATGGCATGGTCAAATAACTGGCTAGGGCTGAGAGATACCATTGGCTCAGTCGTGGGCGCGGTCGTGGGCTATTTCTCTACGCTGGCGACCTATATTTCTGATGTGGCGTCTGGTGGCAGGGTCTTGACTGATAGTCTTGACGCCATACCAGCGCCCATGAGAAATATCACCATGCTTATTGGTGCGCTGGTGGATGGCATCATTGATTTTGTGAACGTGCTAGCTGGTGGTGGCGGCATTACAGAGGCATGGAATGAGTTTACTGATACGTTCAAGACTGGCCCAATTCAAGACGCCCTCAGCGGATTGGGTGACCAGATTCTAGGCGCGTTCACTGGCATTGATTGGGCTGGCATAGGTACTGCCCTGCTCACTGGCCTCACGAGCGCTGCCAGTGCTGCTGGTAGCTTTGCCATGACGCTCTTAGGCTATCTAGGCGACCTCACGAGCGCCTTAGGTGGCTGGATTGCTGAGCAAGCTGGTGCGGTAGATTGGGCTGGTAAGCTCTCGACTGCTGCAAGCCTGGCTGGTGATATTACTGGCGCGATTACTGGCAAGCTAGGCGACCTCACAGCAGCTATTGGTACATGGTTAGGTGACCAAGCTGGCGCGGTAGATTGGGCTGGCATTCTCTCTACTGCTGCTGGCAAAGCTGGCAGCCTGGTAGAGACCATCATTCTCAAGCTAGGCGATTTGGGTACTGGCCTCAAGCAGTGGTATGACAATGCAATCAACTCAGTAGATTGGGGCAATATGGGCGTTACCGTAGGTGAGAAAGTAGGCGACCTTGCTCAAGTCTTAGTGCCTAAAGCTGGTGAGCTTATTCAAGGCTTTCTCACAGCGGTAGCCAATCCTGGCCTTTGGATTGGCATAGCCACAGCCCTTGGCGCTCTTATGCTGGCCCTGCCTGCTACCATCGCCTATTTGGGTCTGACCCTAGCGCCTAAAGCTCTAGAGTTTCTGCAAGGCTTTGCTACTGGCATTGGCCTCAATTGGTCTGTGGTCTCTGCTGCCCTGACTGCTATTCCTGGCCTCATCCTAGGCAACATGCCAGCCCTAGGCACAGTGCTACTCAATGCTGGTATGCAGCTACTACAGGGTATCGTAGACGGTTTCAATGCTGCTTGGCCTACGGTCTCAGGATGGCTGGCGCTTATGCCCGGTCTCATCCTTATTGCTGTATCTACTTTTGGCACGTTGCTCTTGGCTGCTGGTATCGCGCTCTTTGGCGGTCTGGTAGCGGGATTCAATGCAGCATGGCCCACAATCCAAGCGTGGCTGAGCTTGCTTCCTGGCCTCATCCTCACTGGTGTCACGACCTTTGGCACGTTGCTGGTAGCTGCTGGTACTGCTCTCTTGAGCGGTCTGGTCTCTGGCCTCAATGCTGGCTGGCCTATGGCAATGGCTTGGCTAGGCTTGCTTGGCTCTATGGCCATTGGCGCGGTAGGGTCTCTGGCCAGCACATTGGTAAGCAAGGGCGTACAGCTTATTCAGGGCGCTCTACAGGGTCTCAATAATTCCTGGCCTCAGATGAGAGCTTGGCTAGGGCTGCTGGCCTCTCTCGCTTTCCAAGCAGTAGGCAGCCTGGCTAATACGCTGGTCTCTCGTGGCGTAGAGCTAATCACTGGTGCGCTCACTGGTCTCAATAACCAATGGCCAGCAGCACGAGCATGGCTCTCGCTTTTGGGTGCTCTGGCTTTCGCTGCTGTAGGGTCGCTCACTGGTACGCTAGTCTCTCGTGGTGCTGAGCTAATCTCTGGCATCTACAATGGCGTGGTGGGCAATATCAGCAGGCTCACTGGCCTCTTGGGTCAAGTAGGCACATGGGCCAGCAGCGCTGTGGGTGACCTCTCTGGCACGCTGTATGGCGCTGGTCAGTCAATCGTGAGCGGTCTGATTAGTGGTATCACCAGCATGATTGACTCACTCACTAGCAAATTAGGTGAGCTTACTGGCCTTATCTCAAAGTATAAAGGGCCACCAGAGAAAGATGCAGTCTTGCTCTTTAGCAATGGCCAGCTCATTATGCAAGGTCTCATTGACGGTATTGACTCACGTACTAGAGACCTCATTGGCACGCTGCAAGGCATCACCACTGACATTAGCGGTCAAGGCTCATTCCAAGCCAGCGTAAACACTGCCTACAATCAGGGCAAAGCCTTTGGCTCTGGCATCAATAATGGTGACCAAAGCTCTGGCAATGTCACGTATTATGACAATAGGCAATTTACCATCAAGGTAGATGACTTGCCTGAGGTCGCTCAAGCTGCTGAGTTTATCAGAGACTTGCAGCGTGACCATGAGCTTATCTACGGGGCACTATAGCTATGGCATTTTATGGGCGTAAGTGGGCCAGTGAGCCAGACGTAGGCGCGACCTTTAGCGGGGCCAATCAGCGGGGCCAGATTTACTATGCCATGCCTGAGCATGGCTGGATTTACGCTGTGGGCGTCTTGGGTGGCAAGGCATTGGGCCAGCCTAACCTTGCCTGGCGTGGCGCGGTCTTTGCGGTCTCTGGCGCTAGTCTCAGCACGCGCCTTGGCTATACCTCTCAGATTACAGTCTCTAATACCATGACGTATGGTGGCGATGGCGTAGAGCTATCCGCCAATCTCATCACGCCAATTCAAGCCTGGTCTGGCGTCAAGTATGGTATTGGCTGGTCTGTGACTGGTGGCACATTCATACATGGCATGAGCCAAGCTGCTAACTCACCATCTGGTGCTGATGACTATTACTTTCATTACAAAGGCAATGCCTCTAGCACGCCTACTGACCCATTTGGGGCCACTAGCACGAGCTATGAGGGAGCAATGACCAATTGGTATGCGTATGACGCCAATGTAGCGCCTACCGTCACCAATGGCACAATGTCACCTAATGGCTTTGTCAGCACGACTACGCCAGACTTTTCTGGTGATTTTGATGACGGTAATGAGGTCAGAGGCGATAAGCTCAAGCAATTTCAGATTCAAGTCTTTAGGACCAGCGATAATGTCAAATTTTGGGATAGCACGCAAAGCGCTACCAGTGGTGAGCAATCAGCCAAGCGCTTTACAGCTACCTATGCTGGTACTGCTCTCGTGGCTGGCACAGCCTACTACTGGAAATATAGAGTTTCTGACCAATTTGGCGTCTGGTCTGGCTGGTCTAGTAACGCGCCTATCACGGTCAATGCTGGTGGCTCAGTCAATGTCTCTGCTGGCACGCCTACTGGCAAGCAAGAGACCCAAAGCCCTACGCCCTTTACTGGCGTCTGGTCTCATGCCAGCGCTCTAGGAACCAATGCCGTAGAGGTCAGAATCAAGCAGGGCGCTACCGTTATTCGTACCAGCCCTACCATTGCTCAAGCTGTGGCCAATGGTGGCACGCTCTCAGTCACATGGGCACAGACGACCTTTGCAGCGCTCTCTTGGGGCCAGAGCCTCACCTATGAAATGAGGGCCAGAGATACTGGTAGCCTCTGGTCTAGTTGGTCTGCTGGTAGAGCTTTCTCGACTAACGCCAGCCCTACCACGCCAATAGTCACGTTTCCTGCTGCCAATCAAGTGGTCTCTGCTCTGCCTCTCGTGCAAGTACGCTCTACGGATATTGATGACACCACAGCTACAGGCTTTGCAGTCTCACTAAGAATCAAGAGCAATGCTGGCGCGGTCTTATTTACCAGAGCTATGACCTATAACGCTGGTACGACCTATTGGGAGTACCAGACCACTGGCACTGACCTTGCGACCTTTGCCACCTATAAGCTAGACGCCAGCGCCACTGATGGCACGATCACTACGCCCATTGGTGCTGAGGTCACATTTACCTATGGGCAAGGGCCAGTCATCACGGTCACAGCGCCTACAGCCAGTCAAGTCTTGGCAGTCAATACGCCCACGGTCTCTTTCAGCCAGAACAGCACGCAAGTCAGTTATGCAGTCAATGTCTATGCGTGGGATAACGTAGCTGGCGTCAAAGGCAGCCTGGTCTACGGCTCTGGCACTGTGGCGCTGGCTGCTGGCTCTGGCGTGACCGTCAATCACCCAATACCCTCAGGCTATTTACATAACAATACCTATTACAGAGTTGAGGTCACCAGCACCAATAATCTGGCGCTCACTGGCGTTCATGGTGGCGTCACATTCTCTGTGGTCTTTCCACCACTGGCAGCGCCCTCAGGCTATGCGACCTCACCCATTAGAGTGGGCAATGACGCTGTGCCAAGCGCTGTGCTGGTGGCGTGGGATGAGCCTAACATTGCCTCTGATAAGTTTCGCTC